TTGTATATAGCCTACGTCATTATTTATAAAACCTTCAACTATTTCGGCAGCCTTTGCTCTCTCAAAACCAAGTTCCTGAAGAACTGGCGATATTTCTTCCATTAGGGTGAATTCCCTCGGGGCATCTTTTACTCTTTCCATAACGTCACGAATTTTTGTCAATGAATTCGCGTCCATACCAGTAAACCTACTTAAAGCCTCTTGTTTTTGCCCAGTATTAAACTCTCCCGATAATCCCGAAAGAGTTTGAAGTTGGAACCTGCCTTGTTCCTGACGAATACGTTTAGATGCACGACCTTCAAACGCTTGAGCTGCATCTACTATTGAAGAGCCTGCGTCTCTAAAGTTTCCAGAACCAATTGCTTGAGCTTTAATTTCTTGTAGTTCCTTTTTTAATTTAACGTCATTAACCTCGTTTATAAATGAATCAGCTTGTTTTATTGATTGTCTAAATTGTTTTTCGTCTCCAGCTTGTAAAAATTGACCAGCTTGCAAAATAGCTTGTTGAGCTTGGCTAGCGGCATTCATATCTTCGCCTCTTAAGTTTGTTAATTTACCTATGCCTTGCGCTCTTTCATCTGCGGTCAATCCTGCTTCTCCTCCCGAGAAATAGCCAAGTCCACCCCCAGTAAGACCGCCGCCTAACCCTCCGTATATTCCGCCAGCCGCTGCGCCTGCTGGCCCGCCCAACGCAAAGCCTATAGCAGTACCTGCTATCGCACCAGCAAAACCACCAGTTGTAGCGTATTCCATTGCTGTAGGCATTCTACCAGATTCTACTCTTTGACCAGGAGACATTGCGAATCTTTGCGAGGCGCTTGGTTGGGGCACGTACCCTTGGGCCATTTCTCCCAACATGAGAGCGGTAAACGCTGGTCCCATCGCAGCGCCACCAAGAGATCTGGCGCCTGTACCGAGAGCGCTTAGTCCAGATCTAAATCGCGCACCTCTGCTCGGCCTAGGCATTGGCCCCATAAAATCTGCATCGCCTGGACGTGGAGCTCCGTATATTCTCATCATTGGATCTACTGCTGCTCCAGTTGATCTTGTCGCTCCTCTTACTACTGCTTCTCCAAAATCTTTTTCGGCTTTGGTAGATAATCCTTCTATAAAAACTGGAGTGGCTCCTTTAGCCCCAGGATCAGTCACCCTGCCACCTCCCATTCCAAGTGGAGTTGTTCCACCTGAAATAGAAAAGTTCGGCAAATTCGCTGTGCGTAAATCTTCACCGCGATGCATTCTTTTTGCATCTGCAAAACTATGTTGGCCAACTGTGGGCGAGATTACTCCAAAGCCTTGTGGATTGAATGCACTTTTTAGTGCAGTGTTTTGAACAACGCGAGTTTGAACACTTGATGGAGAAATACCCATCATTGCGCCGACTTGCATTTTTTCTCTTTGAATTGCGTCTCCCAACGGAGCAAAGTTTCTTATAAAGCGGCCAAATTTAAAACCTGGCCGCGCACTCATCCGTGCTTCAAATGTGCCTGGCTTCAGCGCTTGCCCTTGGAAATGTTTGCGATCTTTTTCGATATTCATCAAAGGAACTTCGTCTAAATCCATAGTTCTCATTTTTTTAGCTAGCAATGAAGCAAATTGAGTTACGTTTAACCTGCTTTTAACGTCCATTTGTCTGAACTTGCCTCCGCCCATATCTCGCGCCGCATCAAACATAAAGTTAGCGTGGCCATACGGCTTTAAGCTAGAATCCCCTGCAAATATTGCCCTTTCGAATGTTCCGCCACTGCCTGTGTAAAAGCTTCGTAGTTGTGGTTCTGATACTCCACTTGCCAATATGCTGGCCTTATGCCGTTTTACTGCATCCATAAATGCATCTGTTGGAGACATACCATACTTAGTAGGATTATCAATCATCATTTGACGGCCAATATTCGCCAAAGATGTTGTTCCCCTACCAAATGCCCCGCCACCCGTTTGTATTCTAATTCCCGTAGCTGGGCCAACGTTAAAAGCTTGATCATAAAAGCTTAATGCACCTTTAGCGTCTGAAAAAGGTAAATTATTAGCGCGAACGTGACCTTGTACATGCGTTACGCCATGCGCATCTAACGCTCGACGTAATTCAGCACCAGCCTTTGTGAACCCCTTGCGCTGGGAGCCAAGTTTAGCTTGTTTAAAAAATGTGTCAATTGGCATTCTGCCGTCAGTCTGCTTGCCAAATTGAGTGGTGCTTCCTGTCATAACCTCGGGCATCTGACCAACATTAAAAACGCCGTTTTGAATATAATCTGTTATACTAGCAAAGTTCGGAATACCGCCAGTCGGTGCAAATCCAGGAATTCCTCTACCTCTTCCTCTTGCCCTGCCCCGTGTTATATCTCCTCCAGCGCTTACTCCAAAACCTCCCGCAAAAGCTCCTGCAGCCATTCTTGATGTAGCCGCTGCGGCTCTTTCGCGCATTGTGACTTCTTGAGCTAAAAATCTTGAAGTTATTGCGGCTTGTTTTGCAGTGTTGCCTTCGGCTGCAGCAATCGCTTGTTGAAATTTTAAATTAGTAGCAAGTAGTTGTCCAATACCTTGTTGTAATGCAGCTTGTTGTTTTGAGGCATTATTTAATCCAAGAAGATTTTTTAAACTTTTAACACCAAATACAGTTAAGTCTTTAAACAGTTTTATAAACACACCACCTACAAGAACCAATCCTGGGCCAGTTAAAATACCACCAACACCTCTTAGCAAGCCTTTTGCAAAAGTCGCTCCAGTGCTTTCTCCATCTAATCCCCGAGTCATGCCTTCAACAAGCTCATTAAAGGTAGTAATGATATTTCGCATTCCAGGGCCAAGACTTATATCGCCTACTTTTTTAGCCAGTTCTTCTATTGCTACGCCACCTTGTGTTGCTAGTGCAGCTAAAGTTTTATTTAATTGTTGGTTTTTTTGGATTGCTTGATCAGTCGCGTTGGCAGAAACTTGCTGAGCTCTGTTATACTCATTATTGACTGTACTTAAATCACCCAATACAGACTTCAAAA